TCGGTACCCGCCAGCATGGAGCCAACCATCACCGCCGCCGGTGCGGCGGCGGTGATGGTTGGCTCCATGCTGGCGGGTACCGAAGAGTCCCCGGGTGAAATCGAACTCTATCAGGGTCGCTCTTACAAATCCTACCGCGGGATGGGCTCCCTTGGCGCGATGTCCAAAGGCTCCTCTGATCGCTATTTCCAGAGCGATAACGCCGCTGACAAACTGGTGCCGGAAGGTATCGAAGGCCGCGTGGCCTATAAAGGCCGCCTGAAAGAGATCATTCACCAGCAGATGGGCGGTCTGCGTTCCTGTATGGGTCTGACCGGCTGTGGTACCATTGACCTGCTGCGTACCAAAGCTGAATTCGTACGCATCAGCGGTGCGGGCATTCAGGAAAGCCACGTTCACGACGTGACCATCACCAAAGAGTCCCCGAACTACCGTCTGGGCTCCTGATTTCTTCGCCCGACCTTGCGTCGGGCGATTTATTTACTCTGTTTCACTTGCCTCGGAATTAGCGTCAATGACGGAAAACATTCATAAACATCGCATCCTCATCCTCGACTTCGGGTCTCAGTATACTCAGCTGGTGGCGCGTCGCGTGCGTGAGCTGGGCGTCTACTGTGAGCTGTGGGCATGGGATGTCACGGAAGCACAGATCCGCGAATTTAATCCAAGCGGCATCATTCTTTCCGGCGGCCCGGAAAGCACCACCGAAGAGAACAGCCCGCGCGCGCCGCAGTATGTGTTCGAAGCCGGCGTGCCGGTATTTGGCGTCTGCTACGGCATGCAGACCATGGCGATGCAGCTGGGCGGCCATGTAGAAGGTTCTAACGAGCGTGAGTTTGGTTACGCGCAGGTTGAAGTGGTTAACGACAGCGCGCTGGTGCGCGGTATCGAAGATTCCCTGACCGCAGACGGCAAACCGCTGCTGGACGTGTGGATGAGCCACGGCGACAAAGTGACCGCCATCCCAGCGGACTTCGTAACCGTCGCCAGCACCGACAACTGCCCGTTCGCCATTATGGCCAACGAAGAAAAACGCTTCTACGGCGTGCAGTTCCACCCGGAAGTGACCCACACCCGTCAGGGAATGCGTATGCTGGAGCGCTTCGTGCGCGACATCTGCCAGTGCGAAGCGCTGTGGACCCCGGCGAAAATCATTGACGACGCCGTTGAGCGTATCCGTCAGCAGGTTGGCGACGACAAAGTGATCCTCGGTCTCTCCGGCGGTGTGGACTCTTCGGTGACCGCGATGCTGCTGCACCGCGCTATCGGCAAAAACCTGACCTGCGTATTCGTGGACAACGGTCTGCTGCGCCTGAACGAAGCGCAGCAGGTGATGGAGATGTTCGGCGACCACTTTGGCCTGAACATTGTTCACGTTGAAGGCGAGCAGCGTTTCCTCGACGCGCTGGCGGGTGAAAGCGATCCTGAAGCGAAGCGTAAAATTATCGGTCGCGTTTTCGTGGAAGTGTTCGACGAAGAAGCGCTGAAGCTGGACGACGTCAAATGGCTGGCGCAGGGTACCATCTACCCTGACGTTATCGAGTCTGCTGCTTCCGCCACCGGTAAAGCGCACGTCATCAAATCTCACCACAACGTGGGTGGCCTGCCGAAAGAGATGAAGATGGGCCTGGTTGAGCCGCTGCGTGAGCTGTTCAAAGACGAAGTACGTAAGATCGGCCTGGAACTGGGCCTGCCGTACGACATGCTCTACCGTCACCCGTTCCCGGGCCCCGGCCTTGGCGTGCGCGTGCTGGGCGAAGTGAAGAAAGAGTACTGCGACCTGCTGCGTCGTGCGGACGCTATCTTCATCGAAGAGCTGCACAAAGCTGACCTGTATAACAAAGTCAGCCAGGCGTTCACTGTGTTCCTGCCGGTTCGTTCCGTCGGCGTGATGGGCGATGGCCGTAAATACGACTGGGTGGTTTCCCTGCGTGCGGTGGAAACCATCGACTTCATGACCGCGCACTGGGCACACCTGCCGTATGATTTCCTCGGCCGCGTCTCCAACCGTATCATCAATGAAGTGAACGGTATCTCCCGCGTGGTGTATGACATCAGCGGCAAGCCGCCAGCAACGATTGAGTGGGAATGATTAACGGCTACCTTATAGCTAATCATATCTACTCAAATCGAAATGTAACCCTCTGTTTTTACAGAGGGTTTTTCTTTATATCACTTCAACACTATTCACTCTATCTCACATTTTTTGACGGTATACCTGACGGTATTACCATTACGGTATACTCTCGTACCGTCAGAAAAATGATGCATCACGGGTGAAATGTGCTTACCGATACCAAACTAAAAAACCTGAAACCGCAGGGCAAAATGTACAAGGTCTCCGATCGCGACGGTCTATACGTAGCCGTGCTGATCTCAGGCACCATCTCGTTTCGTTACGATTACCGCATCAACGGCCGCCGGGAGACGCTGGTTATCGGTCAGTATGGTCGTGACGGTATCACGCTGGCAGAAGCCAGGGATGAACTGATAGCCGCTAAAAAGCTGCTGAACGCAGGCCAATCGCCGGCTGCGGCTAAACGTGACGGTATCAAACGGATCCGCGGCGCAGAAACATTTACGGTACATACCGACGCCTACATGAAACATGTGGTCCTGGCTGACAGCACGCGGGCTATGAAGCAATCAGTAATCGACCGGGATATTTTGCCTGTTCTCGGAAACAAAATGATGTCCGAGATAACGACCCCTATGGTGCGTGATCTTTGCGATCGCATAGTCGAGCGCGGCGGACGTGCGACGGCGGTGCAGGCGCGCGAAATAATTAGCAGCGTGTACCGGTACGCCAATGACCGCGGGCACGGGTTATTCAACCCGGCCGCAGATATCAAACCTTCTGCGATCGCCATGTTTAAACCGCGTGACCGTTGCCTGCAGCCGGAAGAAATCGGCGTGCTGTTCAGGTCGCTCGACATCGTCAGCACGTTGCCAACTTTAAAACTGGCGGTAAAGCTCATCCTGATCACGATGGTGCGCAAAACCGAGTTCATCATGGCGACGTGGAAAGAGGTGGATTTCAGCAAAGGAACCTGGACGATCCCATCTGACAGGATGAAGGGGAGCCGGTCGCACGTCATCTACCTGCCGCCTCAGGCGCAGGATCTGATGGTAGGCCTGCAGATGTGCGCAGGCGGGAGTGACTATCTGTTGCCAGGTCGCTACAGCACCAGTAAGCCGCTATCCAATGCCGCTCTGAACTCAGTCATCGATCGCGCGGTTGCTGCGGCAGCGGATGCCGGGGAGAGCCTGCAACCTCTCACGGTGCACGACCTGCGGCGCACAGCGAGCACGCTTTTGCATGAAGCTGGATTCCCGTCAGACTGGATAGAGAAGGCGCTTGCGCATGAACAGAAGGGCGTGAGGGCTGTTTATAACAAGGCTGAGTATGCAGATGGCCGTACTTATATGCTTCAGCAGTGGGCTGACATGATCGACATGTGGATAGCCGGGGAAAACACCGATCTGGTGCCGTTCTCTCCGGCTAAGTATGAGAGGTGGATGGAGAAAGGTGATTAATCACGCGGTTTGCTTCACCTTCTTCCCTGATGGTTGCGCCGACCGTCGACGCTCACTGCTACGGATAAGCTGCTGCGCGCCATCATCGCCGGGGCCGCGATTATTGCCTAGGGCGCGCATCACGCTTTCACGTTCGTAGCGTTCGATATCACTGCGCTTCACGGCTCACCTCCCACCCGCGCATGTTAATCCACTGGCTGACGCATACCAGCGCCACCAGTACGCCGTAACCAATGCACCAGGCTGCGATCTGATGGTCTGTCATAGCGCCTCCCCGATATTGACCAATGTTAAATTTCCGCAGAATACGGCACCGGTATCGATATACATCTGGTTGGCATATGTGAGCGGATTGCGCATCGGGGTATGCCCGAAGATAAACAGGTCAGCACCATTGATTTCGCTGACATTGCCATCCATCGCATCGCTGACGCGCTCTCGATTCCAGATGACCATTTCTTCTGGGACAGGCTTATCGAATGCGTATTCATCGTGGGGGTAGTCTGCATGGCAGATGACTACTTTCCGGTCTCCGGTCACAAGTTCGATGATCAACGGCAGTCTTGCCACCTTATCCAGTAGCGGCTTCACCAGACGCTCTTTTTCGTAGTCTAGATAGAAGAACCAACTCCCTCCGTTAGCCCTCCAATGGCGCTCATGAGTAGCGCTAGCAATGCCATCTAGCATCATCTGCTCATGGTTGCCGCGAACCGCCCGGAACCACGGTTGGTTGATCAGGTCCAGGCACTCTACGTTTTCTGTACCGCGATCAACCAGGTCGCCTACGGAGATGAGCAGGTCTTTATCAGCCTCAAAGCCAACCTCATCCAGACGGTTCATCAGGTTGGTGTAGCAGCCATGCAGGTCTCCAACGACCCACACGTTACGCCAGTCATCGCCATTAATTTTTTGGTATAGGCTCATGCTGCCTGCTCCTTCTGGTTCTTGATGAATTCAGCCATGCCGGGCATCAAGTTCACCGCAGGCGCCGTGCACTGGTTACCCCACACGTCGAAACCGTGAGACGACTGGCGGGCGAAGAGTTCAATACGCGGGACATCGCCAAGCAGCTGCACCAGTTTCTCGCGGATAACGTCCGGTTTGCGCGAGTTCTCCAGGCGCGGCGCCGTGACATGCTGGCAGATTGAGGCATCCATGCGGGCAGGTAGTTTTCCGCGCACGGCAAACAGGCAGTCTTCGCTGTTCGCCCGGGTCATATGGCCCATGCCGATCGCACTGTTGCCTTTGTGCTTGTTTGTCTTGTGCCAGGTGAATCCCTTCATGGTCATCAGGCGGAATCCCCAGGCTTCCATAACTTTCAGCGCCTCTACCGGCTGAGTCGGTACCCACCACATAGCCAGAAGGCAATCGTCGGCAGCCAGTTCCCACACAGGCAGCCGGCAGATATCCAGCACATTCATTACCGGGTATTTGAAACCGGCGCCGCGGTCACCGTCGGCTGCCTTGTCGCGGTATGCCCAAGGCGGATCGCTATAAATTAGAGTGTATTTTTTAGTTGTCATGATTTTTTCCTCAACAGCTCAGCTACGCGACGAAAAGATGAAAATGATTCGATATTTCTTGAATAATCAAGAATTCTTTGTTTTCCGGTAGGGTAAATTCGTCCTGGGTAAACTTTATCTTCAGTGCGAAACTCTAAAGTTTGTTTTATTGAGCCAATGTTTTTGCAGCTGGTAAGCTCCTTTGCTGCCATGAAACCTATTTTTTCATCCTCGATCACAACAAAGGCATAAAAATCACAATATCCACATTGAGTTGCTCGTATGCTCCCTTTTCCGGTTCTGGTGCTAAATCTGTAAACATTTTTTGACTTACCGTAATCTCGCATACGAAGTGTTGATCTGACCTGTCCTCGCAATAACCTTCCTTCACTTTGGACAACGATGTCATATGGCAATCCCTGGTCTGACGGGAAACAAATAAACCCTTGTTTTGTTAATGAGAAAATTGCGTAATACTCACCACATTTCCCCATTTCGAGTTCATTGACATATCCATCAGTCATGCTGCCACCTTCTTGCTATTCAGTTGCTCCGCCAGGCGCTGAGCCTTCAGCGGGTTCTGGATAACCTGGCCGCCGGGCGCCAGCCAGCCACGCCGCACGGACGAATAAACCAGCGTGATACTGCCTACGCGAATGCTGTCGTGTGGGTTAGTCATAAATCACCCCGGCGGTTGCGCAGATCCCGGCATAGCATCCCTGGCGAAGCCGGTTCCCGCGGCCAATGCACTGATCGCGGCGTATAGCGATACGGGCCCGCTCAACCTCGCCAGTGGCTGCATCCATGCACTCAAGCCAGAGACGAGCGGCCAGGCGGTACTGGCCTTTGTTCTCGCGAGCAATAGCGCGCTGCTCGATCTCCATTGCCGCCGGCGTTACGGCGACAAGAGGGGGCGCTTTGCGCTGCGAGACATAATCCGCGTGGTATTTTTCCATCCGATTCATCGTATCCAACCCTCTCGAAAAATTACCGCCAGCAGGAACATCCAGGCGGATACGGCGGCCAGGTACAGAACCCATCCTGACCACCTTTCCCAGTACCTCGCCAGCGACGTCACGCCGCGTTACCAACCGGGCGAAATACTCGCTGCTCAACCGGAGGCTTTTTTCCAGCAAACTCCGTTGTTCCGTTCTGCTGACGTTCATCAAGCCAGCGCTCGATCTCTTCGCTGTTCCAGGCACAGCGCTTGTCTGTGATCCAGAAACGCTTAGGGAACTCCCCGTTTTTCTCCATGCGGTCGATAGTGCTCATCGATACAGGCACCACCGCCAGCAGTTCCTTTTTGCCTAATGCACCTTTCATCGTTACCTCTCTTTTTTCAGTGCGGCGCGCCCGGCGCCGCGGTGGTGGTGTTATGCAAATTCAGGACGCATATCGTTAAGCGTCGTCATGAATCCCTGGTGGTATTCATCGCCTAACTTTTTAGCCAGTGCGTTTATTTCGTCTTCTGCCCGCTTAAAAAGCGCCTTTGCATCATCCACAGAAGGATCAAGGCTGTTCAGAATGGCGCTAGCGTATTCACGTGCTTCTTCTCGATCAGATTCAGAAACTGCTGTCATGCTCTGCTGCTCATCGTCTACGACGGAATACTCACCGGTGATAACAGCTGCGTTATCCTGGCTCAGGCCGGCTTCAGCTCGTTCATCCATCACAACCGCTTTTTGCAGTTCGATAGAAACAGGCAGGTATTTAAACAGGCGACGGATCACCGTCTTTTTGGCCATCTCGTCAAAGTGGTCCACCCACGGTCCGCTGCTTCCGGCTTTGCTCAGGGCACGAACTTTCTCAACGTCTGCCCGGCTCATAACTTCGAACTGAACACCGCCATCTTTCAGGCGTGCAACGGCGTAAACATGCGTAAGTTCTCCTCGGTCACCGGTCTCGCAAGGTGAATGCTCGAGCGTTTCTTCCAGTCCGTATGAGTAACTGAATTTGTCGTTCGCATGGACTGTGCGCGCTGATATGCTCAGGATTTGACCTGACCGACGGGCGAGGTCAATCATTCCGCGATAACCAATAATCAACTGCGCTTCTGTCGATACAGTTTCCCAGCGGCCATTTACTTTCTGGCGTTTGTCGAACGGAATCAGGTATGCATGGCCAAGTGCGCCGCCCGGTTCCAGTCCGAGTTGAGCGCACTGCATAATTGCCCCGAGGAAACTGGCCTGGTCACATGCGGCCAGTTTTGGGATCTTGCGGATCTCTGTAGTAGCGATGCGCGCAAGGCGGTCGGCTGTCATGTGCTTTGGAAGAGCCAGCGCCATCTGAGCCTTAATTTTTGGATCTGCGAGCAAGCCAGCCAGAGTGGTCGGTTTATCGCTATGCTGCGCGACCTGGTTTCCTGTCGCAGCTGCCTTAAGTGCGTTGGTAGACATGTTTTCTCCTTACTTCATTCTGAATACGCGTGATGTCGTTGCTGTTTTGAATTTTTCGTAAAGGTCAGGGTGTTCTGCCTGGAATAGCTTTTGGTCAAATCGATTGCTAACCTGAGATTTCCACGTGCAGATCGGCTTACCATCCAGCGTCAGAATTGAGTTATCCTGCATATAAATCTTCAGTTTCTCTTCTGATACAGCTATTTCTGCTTCCAGCGCTTTGCAGCGTGACTTCATATCTCTAAGGTCGTTGTATAGCGACAGAGCTTTACCGTCTGCCTCAATACTGGTACCGGCGTCCTTCTCAAACATCAGCGAAATATCGCTTACGCTGGTGGCCTCCGGCGGGTTGAGGTTTATTACCCTGTCCCAGAAGGAGACTTCTTTCTCCAGGATGGCCTGGATGGTTTCTTCGTCACGCTCAACCCGATAGATACGGAAGTCGTCACCGCCGATCAGCACACCAAATACGCATACCTGTTTCCCGGTAACCATCAGCCCATGCATGGCCTGCGCCGTGTAATGCACAGGGATCGCATCTGTCTGAACCTCTCCCCATTCCTTAGCCTTGAACGGGCTAACTGTTTTGATCTCGATGTTCTCTCCGGTAGCTGCTTCTGCATCAATCTCAGCTGCGATAAAGCCGTAATCACGATGGATGTACCGGTTCCCGCGGTGGATGATTTCGAGTCCTGTTTCTTCAGCCAGCAGGTCGATTACGTATGGCTCCATACGCTGGCCACGCGTAAACACTCTCTGTTTCCCTGGATCTATTGGCTTGTTGCGTGGCTGAACTTTGTCGAGGTAAACCTCAAGCGGAGTGCGCCACGGGCTAATCCCGAGAATACCGGCGACATCACTGCCGCCGAGATACTTGGTTCTGTCCATGCTTCCAACGTTATTCATCATGCTGCGTTCCTCGCCGTATCCAGTTGGTCAGCCAGATCCCACTTGGCAATGATGCCGGTGAGTTCCCGCTGATACGCGGCCAGGCATTCTTCAAACTCAGAGCTCATCATCAGCTCTTCCAGGATCTCGCTGCGCACGCCTTTGCGCTCCAGTTCGTAGAATGGCTTTTGCAGTTGATGGAACTTGATCGCGTCGATAAGCTCGACGTGGCGCTCATACAGCATCTGGTTAAGCTGGTAGTCGCCGTCGATGTTGTTCATGATTTTTTTCAGGTTGTTAATCTGCTGAATGTTCACTTGCTCACCCCCATACCCATTTCCGTCTTTGCTGCCAGTTTGCTGACGAACGCCCAGCTGATTGCTTCCGGCAGCGTGCGAAACTTCCAGCTCATCAGCCCGCATGCCGTAACGCAGTACCAGCCGTTAATGATTTGCCATTGCATACACACCTCACTATTACCATTTGGTAAATATCAGGGGTATGAGAAATCCACCCGATGGTGGGTTTCTGGTAATTTAACGCCCTGTTGTTACCGTTAAGGTAATAATCTGATCAATTTATGGTTGTGTCAATAGATTTGATGAGGAAAAGTTTACCATTTTGGTAAGTGCATGAGGCGCGGGGAGTTATCCCACCGGCAGGAGTGACAGGTAGGGTAGAGGTTACTGGTTCTGGCTGACGATGAACTTGATGAAGGCGGCGATCTTGTTTTTCTCTTCCTGCGGCAGCCCGGCGTATTCATGGTGGTCATAGTCAATCAGACCAGCATTACCAGGCGGCAGGATCAGCTCATATGCATCGCGGCCGAACGCCCTGGCGATAGCCGACAGTACGCCAATGCTGGTGGAACCTTCGCAGTTCAGGATGCGATTTACGGTCGCCTGGCCGATACCGGCCGCTTCCGAAACCTTTTTCTCTGAGTTCAGATCCGGATGCTGTCCCATCCATACACCAAGGGTAAACGCTGCCTGCTTTTCCACACTCCATTCCTGCGGGTCGATAATCTCCGGCAGCGTCGGGGTATCTGACAGATGGTCGATATCCAGCCAGAAACGACCTTTCCCGGCGAACGACTCGATCTCGCGTGCCGCGTTGGCGCCGATATTTTTTGTCCCCTTGCTCCACCTGTTAACGAGGTTAGCTGATTTTTTGATTCTCTCGGCAAACCGGAGTTGCGTGTTATCGAAATCCTTCCGGATTATCTCATTGAGGTTGTCGCGTCTTATGTCGTAGATGCTTTTCATTTCTATTTTTTTAGCCTGAAATTGTTACCTAACTGATTAAATTTAATAGAATATTAC